TTATATGACCGGGACAGGTTCCCGGAACTTCACCTTGAACTTGCCGGCGTGCACGCCTTCCTTCCAGAGATAGGTCAGAGGCTGGAACTTGCTGCAATCCGTATATTTCACACGGAGAGTCAGGGCAAGTTGGGGAAAGGAAATCTCAAGCCACCCGTCACGGCCTTTCTTCAGGAAATTGATGAACTCGAAATACTTCTTCAGCCAGCCGGCCTGCGTTTTGCCAAACAGGGCGAAATGAAGCGTCACGTCACGGGCCTCGTTCCTGGGCGTCAGCACGGAGGAATATTTCTCCCCGTCCTCCTCCCGGATATTCACAGCCGTGTCCGTTTTCGTCTTGCTCGGGGTCAGGATGGCGGTCAGGTTATCCATCCCGCCGCGCTTGTCCTCAACGAGGAACACCCCGTATGTACTCCAGATGTCGGTACCGTTGACAAGTACCAGACCGCCTAATATCTTTTCCATATCATTTGCATTTTACTCCGTCACGATTGATTTTACGAATCTCTTCCTCTATTTTGCCAAGGTGCGACGCGCTCGTGCCGGTGTTCTCCTCGATACGGGCAAGATGCCCCTCGGCGGTGTTCATCTTGTCGATGACGCTCTCCATCTTCTCATCGATGCTCGACCAGTGTTGCAACCCGCTGGTGAACATGCCGTCCAGTTTTGTACCCTGGTCCTGTGTCATGGCTGAAAAACCGCCGGTTTTGGCGCTCTGGCTCGTACCGCCCGAGTTATCGTACCCGGTGGCCGCGGCAAGATTGTCACGAAGAGCGATGGCTTCCTCGACATACTTCATGTACTCGTCCTGGAGGGCCTTACGCTCGGCTTCTGTAAGGTCATTGTCTTCCATCGCCTTGCCGAATTTCTCCCACCAGCCTTTCAGCTTGTCGGAATACAGCTCACCGATCTTGTTTGACAGCATCGCACGCATGAAATACTCGGATATGTCCTCCGCCGCGGCTGCGGCATCATACTTCATATCCATCAGGTTATCCACGAAACTGCTGTACATGCTGTCGAAGGAAATACCGGTGAGACCTTCATACAGCTGGTCGGTAAGTTCCTCCAGCTTGCCCGCCTGGTCGATATAGTCATCCAGCTTCTCGGTCAGACGACCTCCATATCCGCCCTTGCCGGTATCCTGGATCTGCGTCCACATGTCCACGTTACTGCGCAACTTCTTCATCTCCTCCGGACTTAGGTTCCAGATGTCACCGTTCCAGCTACGCCCGATCTGACCGCTCAAACGGTCAATCTGTTCCTGTGAGAAACCGCCCCAGTAATAATTCCAGCTGTGATGCGAACCGTGATAGCCGGCCTGCGACATGGCCATGTCCAGATAGTTCGAGTTCGTCTCCTGCTGGAGCCTGTAGGCATCCCGGTAGGCGGCCACGGACTTTGTACCCTTGCTCGCCTTGATCTCCTCCGTCAGGTCCTCGATAGCCGTCTGCAAGGTCTCGTTGCGCTCGGTCAGCCGGTCGATGGTTTCCTGGACCTCTTTGGCATTGCTTGAAGTCGTCCAGGAGGAAAATCCGCCCCAGGTCAATGCGTCGAATATCTTGCCCACACCGGAAAGCAGCGATTTTCCGATAGTCACAAAAAGATCACCGGAAAGCACATCGTCAAGAATACCGCTCACGGCATTGAACACCGCGTCGAGCAGGCCACCGATGACCACACTCAAACCATCTTTGAAAAGGTCTATAATACTTACAATCCAGCCGACAACAGGCACATCCTCAAGTGTTTCGGAAACCTTTCCGAAAGCCTCGCCCAGTTTGCCGTCCACTTCCTTGGCACCTTTGCCGAGTGTGATCAGGCCATTATACGCCCCGCTGATACTGCCGGAGGCAATCTGCTGCAATCCGTCCCTCACATTCTCCATACTGGTCTTCAGACCGGAGGCAGTATTCGAGAGGGACTGCCGGGCACTGTCAGCCGTTTCCTGCAAGGCGTTTATATTCTCACTCGCGGCATCGGCATTAGCCTGCGCCGTTTCCAGGGCTTGCCGGGCGGACTCCTTCTCCTGTTCGGTTCCGGACTGTTGCGCCTCAATGTATGATTTCTGGGCGGCAATGAGTGCCGTATAGGTGTCCGCATACACCGCCTGTGCCTCCTTCAGGTCTGAAAGGGCTTTCTGGTAGGCAGTAACCTCGGCACCCAGTTTCTTGAAACTGACCTTGCCGGAACCGCCCAAAGCCCTCTCCATCTGCTGGACGGCAGAGACAAGCGCGTCCTGGCTGGCATGGTCGGCATTTCGGAACTCGTCAGTGAGCATGTATTTTCTGGCATCCGCCAATACAGGCTTTATCATATCGGAAAACATCCCGCCGAATTCACCGAAGACAGTACCCCAGTCAATACGGGCTTTCAGTTCCTGCACTTCGATGCCGGCAAGTTTGCTGTCACGTTCAACACCGAGAGAGAGCTTCTCGCTGCCGGACGTCGTCTTTTGTATCTTTTCCGCATATTCGGTCGCGATGGCGAGTTTCTGCTGCTGGAAGGTGCCGTAGGCCTGCAAATATTCCTGCATCACTCCGAACTCTTCCCGATAAGCTTCCGCTATTTTCTTCTGTCGGCCGGACTCGTTCAGCTCACGGGCCTTGTCTATTTCGGACTGCTGATCTTCCGACAGCGAACCGGACTGCCCCGCTTTCGCGTTGTCACGTTTCCAACCGGCTTCCTGCCTGGCTATTTCATCCTTGCGTGCCTGGTATTCATTGTCTATCTGGCGCAGCTTCTTCTCCAGCCCCTCGGTCATCATCTCAATCTCCGCCTCGTCATTCTTCCTTTGCAGCCCGGCGAGTTCCTGGCCCAGCTTTTCAGAAACCTGTTTGCGGCGTTGGGCTTCTTTCTCCGCCTTGTCCGCCTTCTTCCGTTCGGCCTCGGAATCCTTATCCTCACCGGGCTTGACCTTGTCGTACTCCTTTTTGGCGGTATCGACGGCATCCTTCAGTTCTTTCGCCTTCTTCTCAAACTCCTCACGGGAAAGGCTGTTGGACGTTTCCTGAAGAAAGGCGTTATAAGCCTTGAGCGCATCCTGGTATTTCTCTTTTGCCGCAGCCACCCAGTCAGTGCTTGAATCCGTGGGCAGGTTACGCCGGTTTTGTTCCGAAACCAGTTTGTTCAGCTGATACTTCAGTTCGTCACGGGAATAAGTTCCGGTAAGATTTTCGTCACCCTGCGTAATCTTTCCGTATTCCTTCTCCTGGACAGACATCCGGGCAAGCAGGGTTCTACGCTGCTTTATCTGCTGTGCAAGGGTCTCGTTACTCACACCGGTCAGGTTTTCGAAATAGGCATTTACCTCGTCCTTGCGGATTTGTCCGTTCAGGCTCTTGCGTTTTCCGTACAGATTCTGAAGCTCTGCCTCCTCATCCCTTGAACGTGCGGATTTCCGGACATATCGGGCTCTTTGCCGCCCGTAGCTGTCCTGGTAATATTCGGTTGCCAACCGGGTCTTGCCTTCAAGTTCTTTTATCCTGTCATCCACACGTTTCAATTCATTGGCGGGATTGGATATGGACTCACCGGCTTCCAATCGGGCTATCTCTTCCTTGATTTTCTTGATATTCTTCAGTTTCTCATACTCGGTGTCGTATTTGGAGAATATATCCGGATATTTCTGTTCCAGCTTGTTTAGCGCCTCACGCCGGGCATCCGTGGACACGGCTTCATCCCCGGCAATGGAACACAGTTCCTCTATTTTGCGCCTGTGCTCTTCCTCGGCCTCTATGGTTTTCTGCTTCTGCTGCTGATACCTTTCCTCGGATTCCTGCAAACGTTCGGTTTCCGTCTTCATGGAGATCAGTGCCACGGCAACACCGGCAAGCAGGGTCGCAACCAGCACATAGGGATTGGAAAGCATGGTCCGGTTGAGCATTTTCTGCGCTTTCTCAACCAGCAGGAGCCAGTTGTAATGCAACGCCTCCGCAGCCACCGCCCAGCCTTTCACGGCCGTGACTGTCATGACGGCGGTCCGGTACACACCATACGTACCGACAAGCCCGAGCAGGATACGGCCGAAACGTTCGTAATGCTCCACCATGTAGGAAACACCGGAAAGCGTGGTGTTGATGACACCTTCCGACTGTTGCCCGATTTCATTGAACATCATTGAAACGGCATCCTCTATATTGGAGATCTGTCCGGTTATCGTTTTGGATTGTGCCTCCATCAGACCACTGAATTTTCCGTCCTCGTCCGTCAGGCTCTCTATGACCTTCTGCACTTCGGGAAAACCGACCTTGCCTTCCTCCACAAGCTCCTTCACCTTGCTTTCAGCCACGCCGAACTGCTTGGCCAGTTCGGCGATCATAGGGATGCCCCGGCCGGTGAACTGGTTCAGGTCCTGTGTATAAAGCCGTCCCTGGGACATGGTGGTGCCGTAAAGATAGACCAGATCGTTCAAAGGGATGGAAAGTCCGGCAGCGATGTCACCCAAGCGGATCAGCGTCTCGTTCACTTTCTCCGCTCCAAACCCGTAGGCAAGAAGCTGCTTGGCACCCTGCGCGACATCCTCCAGGCCGAAAGGAGTGGTCGCGGCCGTATGTACCAACTGCTGCATCAGGGTGTCGGCCTTCTCCGCACTGCCGAGCATGGTCTGAAACGACACCTCCAGCTGCTGGAACTCGCCGCGTACCTTGGTGATGTTCGACACCAGCTCCTTGATAGTAAAGGCGGCCGCCAGCTTGCCGACGGTGTTGTTCAACAGGGAACCGCTCCTGTCAAGTTCCCGGATCTGTCTGTTGGCGGACGATGCCTGCTGGGACATCCGCTCGATCTTGCCCACGGCCTTGTCAAGACGGGCGCTCAAATGGTCCACCATAAGGAATTCTATTTGTACCGGTTTCATCTATTTTAGCTTGCTTTGAAAAAATCCTACTATTCCATCCGCTTCATCCTCGGCGCTCCGCTCATCCGCAGGACCGGAAGATCCGGACTTGTCACGGACATACCGGGGAGCGTCACTAAGCATCATGATCAGGGTCTGGTAATTCACCTTGTTCAGTATATAGTCCACGCTCCAGCCGGTGGCACTGGCAATCTGCCACACAAAACCGAAAGGGCTATGGGAGCCTTCATAACGGCTCTTTAACTCCCCTTCTTTCTTTGGCTCAGTCTCAAGCTCATCGGATTCGTCCGCTCGGCTGATCTGATAATAGGTATAAAAGGGTCGGTACCCATCAGGCTGACAAAACGCTTGATCGCACCCACCAGATAACGCTGTTCCATGAAGTTCCTTATGAGCCATGCCACCGGGCGCAAAAGCACGCGGCGGCTGAAAGGGCCACGACAAAGGGTATAGGCCACCATACGGCTCACCGCCTTGCCGTGAGAGGCCAGAAACTGCATTTCCTCCTCCTTGCTGAACCCCCACATCTCCTCACTGGTGATCCCCATCGACAAATATGTCCGGGCAAAAAGAATCTGACCGGACATATAAGGCCGCCTCATGGTCACGCGCAGCTCCAGCGGGGATTTCCTGAAAGGGATATGAAACGCTTTCAGCGGGACGCTCACACCGATATCCAGCAGCGCGTCCGCACCCTCACGCTGGATCTGCTTGATGACAGCTTCGTCCATACGCTACTCCTCGGCCAGGTTAGTGGAAGCAGCAGCGGCAGATTCAGCAGGAGGCAGTTTATACTGTTTCCACTCTTCCGGGATAGAATCCGTATTGAATACGCCATGGGGCTGGGAGCCGTCTTCCGGCATGGCCACTTCCAGCGTGCATTCGATTTTCGCCGTTTCTGTCAGGGTCAGCTTGCCGCCGAGATTGGAAAGTAGCGTGCCATTGGGAATCAGGATGCTCTGCCCCGAAACAAGGGCTATTTCCCACGGACCGGTCAGCAACACGGCTGCCGTCGGGGCCGTCCAACCAATCGGGGTTTTCTTTTCCGAGTCCTCTTCCTTGTAGTGCATGGTACCACCCAGCAAGCTATGCAGGTTTTCGTAGTTCAGCTGGATAACGTTGAACGTGGGGGCGATGCTGCCATTCGACTGGGGAATGATAAGCACCGGGGTTCCCGGCACCTGCTCCGCCTCGATTTTGGCGGATTCGGGTTTCTGCCCGCCCATGTCAAACGAATTCTTCTCTATGTAACCCACCACAAAGTCCTTGTATTTCACGGCACCGACGCCGTACATGAAATTCTTATTCATTGTTTCTTGATTTTGAAAGTTAATACTATGCCGGCAACACATCCGGTTATAAAAGCGGCCAGCGCTATTTTAACGGGACTAAAGCGACGTTCAAATTCCGTTTCAACTGTGAATGAGTCCTCATGTGTCTCATTACGGATACGGGTCAGTTCCTCCTCATAACACAGTACCAGCCGCTGGAGGCTGTCGCAGGATGCCTCCGCTATGATATTGCCGGCCGCATCGCTCTTCACCGTCAGGCCCGCCTGCCCGTTCCTGGAATGGTAGGACGAACCGGAGGGAAGTTTACGGAGGCTGTCCGGAGGGATCGTCAGGCTCACCGCCGATTTCGGAATCCCCGCCATCAACAACCCCCGCCTCACGTTTGACACGTTGTCGGCGCTTGACGACAGGCTGCTGTTCCGGTTCACCTCCGTCCTGCTCTTTCGAGTACTCGCGCATCCCGTAAAGAACAGGACAATCATCATGATGCCTGCAACTGTTGGCAGTATCAATGGCTTTCCGGAGGCGTGCCATTTCACGCCGGGTCGCCTGCAAAGCTTTCCTGTTTTCATTCAGTTCCTCTTTTAAGGGTTCTACAATATTCTCGATCAGGATACGGGTGGCATGTTCGGTATTGTCAATCCGTACCGTCTCGGCTTCGGCGGTAGCCTTCTCCGCTTTCGCCCTCGCTTCCCTGACCGTTGATTTCAGGGTGATGATGGCTATTATCGTGGCTACCAGACCACCGCCCAGCACCAGATTCATGACAGCACTGAAGTCCATACGCACACTGGTCTTTCAGGTCAAAGCCTATTTACCGGCATCCTTACCCGCAAACAGTCCGATGAGCCACTGGACAAATCCCGTATCGGCAACACCATTGGACACAAGGGACGCACCGAACCCGTAACACAACGCGATATACCACGTGGCATCAGCGACAAAGCCCGCATCCAGCCACCATAAAAGCATGGCGGCCACAATGCCCACACACCAGCTGACAATCTGTGTCGCCAAGCCCTGCATTTTTGGAAACAGAGCCTTGATCCCTTCCGTGAGCAACACCACGCCACCGACAAAACCGGCAAAGGTGGTGATCATCGCGCTATAATCGACTTCCGGTACTGTACCGGTCTGGGCAAAAGTTGCTGACACGAATCCGAGTATCAGCACAAAGAATAAAAGAAATCTTTTCATGTTGTTGTTGATTTATTGAGTTATACCTATTTGTTTAAGCCATCTCTGTACATCAAAACTGGGGCAGGCTTTGGCCGCCAGTTCATTGTGACCGACGATTCTCACATCGGGAAAACGACGATGGAAATCCTTCACGTACTTCTCAAGCGCCTTTTTCTGCCAGGAGGTACGGGTGTCCGCAGGCGTTTTACCATCCTTTGCACACCCGCCGGCATAGACGATATGGCGGCTCACGGAATTGTAACCGGCCACGCCGTTGGTCACTTCCCACGGGTCCACATTCGCGTCCTCGTTATTGTTCACCAGGCGTTCCACTCCGCCGTTCAGATGGAACAGGTCGGTATATCCGACCTGCTTCCAGCCGCGGCCGCCCTTTGAGACGGGGTTCGTATGCCAGGCGCGAATCTCCGCACCGCTTACCTCACGCCCTTCAGGAGTGGCCGTGCAATGGATGACAAGGTATTTCAGCCGTCCCATACGTTATGCTCCTTCCTCCGTTTGGTCACCTCCGCCGGACGGGGTGGTCGCGGCGTATCCGCTCATCATCACCACGCCGGCATCCGCTTTCTTGAACATGCAGATGAAGTAGTGGCGGAAGTTGATCTTGTTGCGCTGGTACTCGGGGTCTTTCTGCGCCTCGCTGAAATACATCTTCGTGCTGCCCGTGGCCTTGAACACACGCGGGGTGTAGAAGGCGAAAGAGCACTGGAACTCGCCGTCCGCGGCCGCGGCTCCGACGGCCTTTTTCTTTCCGGCGGTCGTGTACACGGGGTTGTTCCCGTACTCGTAGATCTGGAAGCCGTACAGGTTGCCTACCTTGCCGGTGTTACGGTCGATGTTGTACTGCTCGCGGAAGTTCTGGCTCACAAGGAGCAGGTCGTTCACGTGGTCGGGGCAGAGCACCAGCCTGCGGTTCTCGGAGGGCACCTTCAGCTTGTCCAGCGCCCGCTTCATCTCCACAAGGTCGTTCGGGGTAAGGCGCTTGCGCCCGGTTTCCCCGTCCGTGTCGCCGGAAGTTTTCAATACCGGGGTCTTCGCCGTGTGCTCGGTGGCGCACAGCGCATGGGCGGCCTTGGCGAACTTCGCGTCGTTGATGGCGTTGCCGTGGCTCTCTTTTACACGCGCCATCTTGTCGTAGCTGATGGCGTACAGCTCGTCATCGGTGATCGGGGTCACTTTCGACTGGAACTTGTCAAGGGAGATGGCGATGTCCTTGTCCTCAAGCGCCTGCATGGGTATCGGGTAGGTCGTGTTGTTGATAAGCACGTCCGGGTCCACGCCCACCTCCACCAGGTGGATGACGTCATTGTTGACGATGCTCGACTGGTCGGGCACGCCGTCCAGCCAGGAACCGGCAAGCCCGCTGCGCAGGACTTTCACTAATTCGCCGGTCCATATCTCCGTATAGACACCGGCACGCAGCACGGGAGTGGCGTCACCGTACATTCCCATAAGGGCACCCACGGCGTTCATTCCCACGGCGCCGATGCCGGGGGAGAAACCGGCTGCCGCCGCAAATAAGGCCCCCGTCACCGCGTTGAACAGGACGGCCGCCAAAAGCATTACGATTTTTCTGCTCATTTCTGTCTTTGTTTTAAAGGGTTGATACTAAATTTCACACTCCATCCCGTACTCGGCCTTGTACAGCCGCTTGTACTCGTCAGGCTGCTGCTCGCGCATCTCCAGCAGCTTGTCGCCGGGGACTTCGCTCAGCTTGGCGTATGCAGCCGTTTCCGTTTTGGCGGTACCGTGCTGGCCGAGGACGGCGGAGAGTTTCACTTGCGGGGACATGGCCGAGAATACAGATGTCAGCCTCTCCATGCCGATTTCCTTGCCGAGGCTGATGAATTCATCCTTCTTGTCGGCAGTGATGCGTTTCTCGCCGATGGCTTTCTCCACGAGCGATGTGATACTTGCCAGGGTCAGCGCGTCCTTCTCCTTCCGGAGGCTCGCGTTCTCTTCCTTGGCCGTCTTGAATTCGCCGATCTTTTCCGCTATCTCGGCATCGGTCGCCGTCTCCGGCAAGCCCAGCTGAAGGGCAATGGCTTTGTTTTCCATTTCGTTCCTTGTTTTTTGATTGTTATTACTCAGTTCCGGCAGCGGACACTCGCCGTCCCTGCCCAGTGTGATTCGTTTGCCGTCCTTTTTCAGTACGAGGGCGTCGTCGTTGGCCCCGATGTCCACCACGGACACCTCGAACAGCTTGCTCCTGGTGATGGTCGGGCTGGTCTGCCCGGCTACAAGGTACGCGCCGTCCTCGCTCATCTCTATGATGTCAAGGCCCGCGCTGACCATCTTCAGGCTGCCGAACTCGAACTGTTTCTTGCACCTCTTGCTCAGTTCCGTCGCCTCGTCGAACACCAACTCGCCGGTAACCTCGTCGTTCTCCACTTTCAGGTCCTTCACGTAGCCTATCACGTTGCCGCGCTCGTGCATGTAGAGCAGCACCGGGTTCCGGCAGTATTGCTCCACGTTCATGCCTGACGTCAGGACCCGGGTCCCGTAGCTGTTCAGGCTGTCGTTTGAAATGCGTACTCGTTTGCTCATTACTCTGTCTTTTTGCGTTTCGCTGGTGCGAAATTACCGGCTAATACGCCCGCCGCCAAAAAAGTATGAAACGGTTGCACACTTCTATGAAACGGTTGCACTGTTTTTTGGCGGCTGCCACGGAACAAGGCAATTTTGCACCCGCGACAACGTGTATGCAGGCGTTGAAAACGCCTGCTATGTGTAACCATAAACTTTATCATATATGACAAAGGCAGAAACAGAGAAAAAGAAATCGCTCGCCAGGTCACTGTACATGGCGGGCATGGAGCAGCAGGAGATCGCCGACAAGGTGGAGGTATCCCGCGTCACCGTCTCCAAGTGGGCCGGCGCCGAGGGGTGGAAGGAGGCCAGGGCGGCAAAGAACGTGACTCGCCCGGAACTGGTCAACAAGCTGCTGCTCACCATCGACACGCTCATCACGCAGGTCAACGAATCGAATGACCCGGCACTCATCGCCGGACTGGGTGACAAGCTCGCCAAGCTGTCGTCGGTCATCGAGAAGCTTGACAAGAAGGCGAACGTGGTCGATGCCATCGAGGTGTTCATGGCGTTCTCCAAATGGATAGAGTACCGCTCGTCCATAGACCCGGAGGTGACACCGGAACTCATCAAGGCCATCAACAAGTACCAGGACCTGTATATCACGGAACAGATGGGAATAAAGTAGGAGGCGGCGATGGCAACGGCAGCAGAGAAAAAACAGGCTTACGACAGGTGGAAGGAACACTGCAAGCGGGTCCAGTCCATCACCGACACCGCGCTGCTCGCCAGCGAGACGCCGGCACTGCGGGACAGACGTGTCGCCCGGCTCCGGGCAAACTATGCCGCCTTCTGCGAGTATTACTTCCCGCACTTCCTGACGCTGCGGGACAAGACCACCGGGGAGGTCATACGCACCGTGCACAACGCGCCCTTCCACAACGAGGCGGCGCGCAGGATACGCTCCACGCCCGACCTCAAGGCGGTGTTCATGTGGCCCCGCGGACACGCGAAGTCCACGCACATGGACATATTCGTGCCGCTATGGCTGATGTTCCAGCCCAAAAGGCTCATCAACTTCATGGTGGTGGTCGGCAAGAGCGAGGACAGCGCCGTCCGGCTGCTCGGCGACATACAGGCGGAACTGGAGCACAACCAACGCATCATCGCCGACTTCGGGAAGCAACGGGCCGACGGCTCGTGGCAGGAGGGCGAGTTCAAGGCGGCGAACGGGGTGAAGTTCCTCGCCTGCGGACGGGGGCAGTCGCCGCGTGGACTGCGTGACCGCGAGGCACGGCCGGACTACATCGTCATCGACGACCTGGACGATGACGAGCTCTGCCGGAACGAGAAGAGGGTGCATGACCTCACCGACTGGGTGAAGGAAGCCCTGTTCGGCGCGCTCGACGTGGGACGGGGACGGTTCATCATGGTGGGGAACCTCATCAGCAAGACCTCCGTGCTCTTCAATATTTCACGCACGAAAGGCGTGTTCCTTTCCAAGGTGCAGGCGGTCGACAAGGACGGTAACCCGGTATGGAAGGAGAAATGGACGAAGGAAGAGGCCCAGGCTTACCGGGACTTCGTGGGATACCGCGCATGGGAGAAGGAGATGATGCACAACCCCATCGTGGACGGGACCATCTTCAGGGCCGACTGGATACGTTACAAGAAGATGCCCGGGCTATCCAGATACGACATGCTGGTATGCTACACCGACCCGTCGTTCAAGTCCGCAACGTCCAACGACTACAAGGCGTGCCGCCTGTGGGGGAAGAAAGGGACGGAACTGCATCTCATCGACTGTTTCGTCAGGCAGGCGACCGTGGGCGAGATGGTGCGCTGGCTGTACGACCTCCACGAGCGCACCCGCGATACCGTGGCCGTGTCCTTCTTCATGGAGGCGAACTTCATGCAGGACGTCATCCTCGACGAGTTCGCCGTGGAAGGGAACCTGCGCGGATACCAGCTGCCCATCATGCCGGACAAGCGCAAGAAGCCGGACAAGCTCCAGCGTATCGAGGCGGTAAGCCCGCTTTGGGAACGCGGATTCGTATTCTACAACGCGGCGAAGAAGGAAGACCCGGACATGCAGGTGGGCATAGAACAGACACTGGCGCTGGAGCACGGAAGCCGGGCGCATGACGATGCACCGGACGCGGACGAGGGCGCGATATGGATACTGCAGCGCAACACGAGGCAGGAGAGTTTTCAACCGGTGTTCGGCAAAAGGCCGACCGCCAAAAATATATGGTAACTATGATTGGATTTATCAAGGAGATCATTTTCGCCTGGCGGTTCAAGCGTGCCGTCAGGAAGGCGAACAAGCTGTCCCGGATGTTCGGGATGAAGTATCTTGTAATCAGCCTGAACGGAGGGCTGAAAGTGGTACCGAAGCAGACCATCCGGGAACTGGTGGCAAGACACCGTTTCCGGAAAGGCGTGACGGTAGCCGACATCGAGAAGAGGGCGTTGTACATAGCTGACGGAAGGAGGACGCCATGTTCATAACGGAAGAGGATTACAGGGTGGTCGTCGGGGAACAGGCGCTGAAAGTCATATCCCAGACCTCCGCCGAGAACCGCGCCAGCGCAGAACTGGAGGCGCGGGAGGAAATTTCCGGCTACCTGCGCCCCAAGTACGACTGCGGGGCGGTGTTCTCCGCGGAGGGTGACGGCAGAAACCGGCTCGTCGTCATGTACACCTGCGACATCGCGCTCTACCACATGAGCGCCTCCCAGCCGCAGAAGATGGGCGCGGAAATACGCGAGGAACGCTACAAACGGGCCATCGAATGGATGGAAGGCGTGCAGGCCGGGAAGATCATCCCCGACCTGCCGCTCGCGGTGGACGAGGACGGGGAACCGACCGGGGGCATGTTCACTTACAGTTCACAACCGCCGTTAAGGCACAACTGGTAACGCCATGGATATAAGGAATTTTTTCAGCGGACTGTTCCCGCAGAAGACACGGGACGTGCTGCACACGCCGTACGGCGACTTCAACCTGGCCAGGGAGGGTGACCGCAAGCGCGTGCAGAAGATGGTCATCGAGCTGCAGCGCACGACCGACGCGCTTACCCGGAAGGACATCAAGGACTGGCGCGACGCCTGGCAAATGGCCATCAACGTGGACAGCCCCAACCGCCAGAGGCTCTACGACATATACCGGGACGTGGAGGTAGACCTGCACCTCTCCGGATGCGTCGAGCAGCGCAGGGGCTTCGTCATGGCCAAGTCGTTCAAGATCGTCAACGGGAAGGGGGACGAGGACGAAGAGGCTTTGCACTACTTCGACCAGTCCTGGTTCAAGCAGCTGCTGCGCTATGCCCTGGAAGCGAACTTCTGGGGCCACTCGCTCATCGAGCTGGGGGAGCTGGACACCGACGGCGACGGGTGCCTGTGCTACTCGGACGTCACCCTGCTGCCCCGGAAGCACGTCATCCCGGAATACGGGCGCGTCATCACCGACCTCGGGCAGGACTGGACCACGGGCATCCCCTACCGGGAGCCACCGTTCACCGACTGGCTCATCGAGGCCGGACGGCCCGACAGCCTCGGACTGTACCTCAAGGCGGCCACGCAGACCATACCCAAGAAGAATATGCTGGCCTTCTGGGATACCTTCGGGGAGATCTTCGGGATGCCCATGCGCATCGCACGGACCACCTCGCGCGACAAGAAGGAGATTGACAGGCTCGACCGAATGCTGCGCGAGGCGGGGGCGAGCCTCTCGATGGTGGCCGGGCAGGACACGGAAATCGAATTCGTCGAGAGCGGAAAGGGGGATGCCTACAACGTCTACGACAAGCGCATCGACCGCGCCAACTCCGAACTCTCCAAGCTCGTCATCGGGCAGACCATGACCATCGAGGACGGAAGCAGCCTCTCACAGTCGGAAACACACCTCGAGGTGTTCCAGAACCTCGTGGAGAGCGACTGCGACATGCTGCGCGACATCGTGAACAACCAGCTCATACCGCGCATGGCCCGCCACGGCTTCCCCGTCAAGGGGCTACGCTTCGAGTGGGACGACGCGGTGGACTACACGCCGGAGCAGCAGAAGGCATACGAGGAAATGGTGCTGCAGCATTACAAGGTGAAGCCGCAGTATTTCGAGGACAAGTACGGGATGCCATGCGAGGAGAAGCCCGCGCCGGCAGCAGTACAAACCACTGAGGGGCAAGGCAAATGGGAGGATGACGACAAACGGCAACGCAACGCGCACTTCTCTTTTTTCGACTGAGCCCCAGTGATTATCTGGGGCTGCACCGACGATATGCCGCATGGCTGGGAGAAGAGCCGCAGCCGTTGCTCCTCTCCAAGGAGCGCGAGGAAGAGGTACGCCGGGAACTGTCGGAACTCTTCGACGGCATGATGCAGACGCTCTATTCACAGGGTGGCGCGGAGTTCCGCATCGAGGTGCTCGCCAAGCCCAAAGTGCAGGAGTTCATCGAAGCCCACGCCGGGGTGCTGGATTCGGGATTCTCCCGGGTGGAGATGTCCGGGGCCATGCGCCGACGCCTCACACGATCCGACTACATCTTCTCCGGCATGAAGACGTTCCACGAGCTGAACGAGGCTTTCCCCTCCCTGCTAGATGAGAACGGCAATAGAAAGCCGTTCGAACGCTTTTTGAACGATGTCCGGAAGATAGACGAGACGTACAACGGCAACTATCTCCGGGCGGAGTACAACTTCGTGCAGTCATCGGCGGAGATGGCGGCCAGGTGGGAGCAGTTCATGGAGGACGGCGACCGATACAACATCCAGTACCGCACGGCCGCCGACGGCAAGGTGCGGCCCACGCACGCCGCGCTCCACGGGGTGACGCTCCCCATTACCGACCCGTTCTGGGAAGAGTACTACCCGCCGAACGGCTGGAACTGCCGCTGCACCGTGGTACAGGTACGCAAGTCCAAATACCCGGAAACACCGCACGACGAGGCGATGGCACTCGGAGAGGAAGCACTGCAGAAAGATTCGAAGGGGATTTTCCACTTCAACGCCGGGAAGGAGCAGAAGACCGTGCCGGACTACAACCCCTACACCATACGACGCTGCCGCGACTGCGATGTGGCCAAAGGAAAACTGAAGCTGGCTTTCGTGCCGGACAACGAACTGTGTAGCGCATGCCAATTGCTGAGAAGACAACAACAGTTACGGGATAACAGGCGACCGACCAGAGAAGAGTTCCGGGAACTTAACCGGAAAGTAACAGGATGGGCGGATTCTAACCTGGATGCCGTCCGGCTTCCCAATTCTCCGGTAAGCGAAAGCCCAGCAAAACGCACCTACGTGGACAGTGCGGACGGACATTCCATAGGCGTCGGCAAAGTATTCTTCAGTGAAATGATGCACAAGAACAAACGCAATCCGCTGTTGCCCGACATCGTGGAAGCATCCATGCATTTCAGGGAGTGGGTTTCACAAGCTACAAGGATAACGGTCGAAAGCGGAATACACCACCCGTTTGATTTCTCTGTCTACCGGGTGACCTGGAACGGCAAGAATATCGAGTTCAAATGCAAACTGACGGACGGAGAGCTGCTCTACAACATGACTTTCATATAAAAAGAAAGAACGACTGTCATACCCGAAGCCTGCGCTCTTACGAGCCGACATGAGAGTATCCCATCGTTCTTGATTGCAAAGGTAACAACAAAATTTCAAAACACATCAAGTTATGGACAAAATTATCTCGTTTCTTAAACAAAGCAACCGCTACAAGCACCTCGCGGGCGGTTTTATCGTCGGAATCTGCGCGTTATCCCCCTGGAACGCACTGTACTCAGCCGCAGTGGCTGCCTCGTGCCTTGAACTCAAGGACGTACTGCACGGTTGCCAGTGGGACTGGCTTGACTGGCTCATCACCGTAGCAGGTGGAGGATTTGCCGCACTTTTATGGCTGTTTATCTGACAGATGCTGAAAAAAGCGGCATTTTATGAGTAACTTTGTACCCGAAAAGGTGGAGCCTCCCAATAGGCCGTGTGGTCTATCGCGGGTACAACAATGCGAATGCGAATGGCGGTGTGTCGAATGCGAATGCGAACAACGATGCTTCGAACACGAACACGAATGTCGGCTCGCGTCTGGAAATCAAACAATCGGCGTACAACACAGGGGACGTGTCCCCGGAGCGGTGCCGAGGGAGGCAAGCCCCAGCAACAGCATCCTTACGGGTGGAAAGCTGAAAAACCACGCGTCGGGTGGAGTTTGGTAGGACGGCAACGTCTCGAAGAAGTCAGGCCCGGAGGAAGGAAGGCCTTTATCTTCCATTTGTATCAACCAATGACCGAAGCCTATGCGCAGAGAAGGACATATCATGGAGGAAATCATCGAATACCACAACATGTCGGAGGCATTCGATACCGTGCTGCGTGGATCCAAGCGGAAAAGATCCCGGCAGGGACGCTACTTGCTCGAGCATAGGGAGGAGGTCATAGCAGAACTCACGGCCGCCCTGGCTGACGGTTCTTTCCGGCTCGGGGGATACCACGAGAGGGACATCGAGGAATACGGGAAGAGACGCCGCCTCCAGATACTCTCCATGAAAGACCGCATCGCGGTGTTCGCCGTGATGAACGTCGTGGACAGGCACCTGCAGAAACGGTACATCCGGACAACGGGGGCGAGCATCAAGGGACGCGGCACGCACGACCTGATGAAGTGCATACGCACGGACATGGCGGACGACCCGGAAGGCACACGGTACGCCTACAAGTTCGACATCCGCCGCTTCTATGACAACGCGCGCCAGGACTTCGTCATGTGGTGTTTCCGCAGGGTGTTCAAGGACGAAAGGCTGCTGACGGTACTCGAGGGGTTCGTCACCATGCTGCCGGAGGGAATCAGTTTCGGGCTGCGGAGTTCCCAGGGGGCGGGCAACCTGCTCCTGTCTGTATTTTTAGACCATTATTTGAAAGACAAGTACGGGGTCTGTCATTACTACCGCTATTGCGATGACGGCCTGGTACTCGGTAAAACGAAAGCGGAACTGTGGACGGTGCGTGACATCATCCACGGGCGGATGGAGATGATTGACCTGGAGGTCAAGCCCAATGAAAGGGTGTTCCCCGTCGAGGAGGGCATCGACTTCCTCGGCTATGTCATCCATCCTGATTTTGTCAGGCTGCGCAAGCGCGTCAAGCAGAAATTCGCCCGGAAGATGCACGAGGTAAAATCGAGAAGAAGGAGGCGTGAGCTGGTAGTATCCTTTTACGGGATGGCAAAACACGCCGACTGCAATAAGTTGTTTAATAAATTAACAGGCAAAGAAATGAGATCATTCAAGGATTTGAACGTCGCTTACAAGCCGGAGGACGGCAAGAAGCGATTTCCCGGAACAGTGGTGAGCATCCGGGAACTGGTGAACCTGCCCATCATCGTGAAGGACTTCGAGACGGGCATAAAGACGGACCAGGGCGACGACCGCTGCATCGTAAGCATCGAGCAGAACGGCGAGCCGAAGAAGTTCTTCACCAACAGCGAGGAGATGAAGAACATCCTCGCGCAAGTCAGGGAGATGCCGGACGGCTTCCCGTTCGAGACCACCATCAGGACGGAAACATTCGGCAAAGGTAGGACCAAATACATATTCACATGAGAAGAGTGGAAGGAAACACCGGGGTCGCGCTGCTGGAATGCACAAACCCCGTGAAAGACAAATGGCGCGTCCGGTGGGACGTGCAGGAAAACGTGGACGGCAGTGCCTCGTACATGGAGGAGGAGTTCGGCCACAAGCCGACCGACGGGGAGATACGCTCCACGGTCATGGCGTGGTATAACGGGCAGACGGATGAAACCATCCTCTCCGGCTTCAGCTGGGACGGCGCACAGGTATGGCTGTCAGGCGAGAACCAGTTCAACTACAAGTCGGCATACGACCTCGCCGTGCAGACCGGGGGCGGCACGCTGCCCGTGACGTTCAAGTTCGGGACCGATGCCCAGCCGTACTACCACACGTTCGAAACGCTGGAGGAACTGGCCGGCTTCTACACGGCGGCAATGAAGCACATCCAGTCGGCACTCGCCGAGGGATGGAAAAAGAAAGACTCATTCGATTTGGATTTATACCGGGTTGAATAGCTGAAGGATGTTTCCCTTCGGGGGAGGGATAGAAAAAAGCCCCCGGCCTGTTAATCAGTCGTCTCACTTACTTATTAACACTAAACGCGAACAAGGCGCGACCGGGGGCAAATACCCTCGCTCGCCTTGTTCGCGTTTTTGCGCTATCAAGCGCACAATAAATAAGTGAGACGATGCAAAAGTACAAAAATTATCGGAAATGAAAGTGATTGAGATACTGAAATTAAACAGGGAACTGCTGAATATCTGCCGGGAGGTGGGTATCCGGGTGGAGGACGTGCGGTATATCGAGCTGTACAACGACTACAACAGGCTGCTCGCCGCCGGGGAGAAAGTCTCTTACATCGTGGCGGTACTCGCCGAACGGTATGGCGTGTGCGAACGCAAGGTGTACGCGCTGATCAAGAGGCTGCAATCGGACTGCAACCTGTGTGCAGTGTAATTGCCATGGCACGCCATTGGGGAGGGTACGCCCCATGCTACCTTTGTGCCGTAACAAAAACGGCACATCATGAACAAATACTATCAAATCCTGGGCAGGGTGCTCGCCTCCGGAAAGACGCAGGCGAACAGGAAAGGGAACATCCGCTACCTCCTGAACGAGCGGCTCACGCTCACCCCTGCCGACCTCCTCGACATCTTCGAGGGGCATCCCATAGCGCGGAAAAAACTCAAGGACGAACTGCAGCTCTTCATGCAGGGCGAACGGAACGTGGAGAAATACCGCGAGGCGGGCATCAACTGGTGGGACTACTGCGGTTCCATACTCGTGAACAGCTACCCGACATACCTTGAAAAACTGCCGCCGCTCATCGAACGGATCAACAGGGAGAAACGCAGCAGCAAGAACTACGTGCTCTTCCTCGGCTCCACCGACGCGGAGAGCAACCAGGCTCCGTGCCTGAGCCTCGTGCAGTTCCAGATCGAGCAGGGGGAACTGGTGATGACGGCATACCAGCGCAGCAGCGACGCCAACCTCGGGCTGCCGGCGGACATCTACCATCTCTACCTCATGTCACGGCAGATAGAGCTGCCACTGAAGTCCATAACGCTCAACCTCGGGAACGTGCATATCTACGAGAACAACATCAGCCGGACGGAGCAGCTGCTCGCCGGGAACGAGAACATCAAATTCGAGCTGAACGTATGACAAGGAAAATGTATCTCTCAGCCCCGCTTCCGTTCGTCGGGCAGAAGCGGATGTTCGCCAGGGAATTCATAAAGGTATTGGAGCAGTTCCCGGAAGACACGGTGTTCGTGGACCTGTTCGGCGGCTCGGGGCTGCTGTCGCACATAGCGAAATGCCGTAAACCGGACGCCACCGTGGTGTACAACGATTTCGACAACTACCGCCGCCGGATGGCGCATATCCCGCAGACGAACCGCCTGATCGCGGACATACGCGGAATGGTCGGGGATGCCGTGCCGCGCCACCGCCCGATCACCGGGGAACTGCGCGAACGCATATTCAAGCGTATCGAGCAGGAGGAACGGACGGTCGGGTATGTCGATTTTATCACGCTGTCCTCATCGCTCATGTTCTCCATGAAATACAGGCTGTCCGTCCCGGAAATGAGGAAGGAGGCGCTCTATAATAACATACGCAAGGCGGATTACCCGGAATGCGCCGACTATCTGGACGGGCTGGAAATCGTGTCATGCGACTACAGGGAGGTATTCGGGCGGTACAAGGACACGCCGGGCGTGGTGTTCCTCGTCGATCCGCCGTACCTCTCCACGGAGGTGGGTACCTACTGCATGTACTGGCGCATGTCGGACTATCTCGACGTGCTGAACGTGCTTGCCGGACACTCTTTCGTCTATTTCACCTCGAACAAGTCCTCCATCCTCGAGCTCTGCGAATGGATAGGCAGGAACCGGGACATCGGAAACCCTTTCGAGAAATGCACACGGGTGGAGTTCAACGCGCACATGAACTACAACGCGTCATACACCGACATGATGCTTTACAGGAAAGAGGCCGTCTGACGGCGTTTCTTTGCCCACAGTACAAATAAAAAGCCCCCGGCGGTAACTTGTCCGCCGGAGGCTTTTCACCTTGAACGTGGCCGTTTATTGCAGCCGTTTGAACGCCACGCACCGGTACACCTCGATGTTCTCCACGATCTCCTCGTGGTTGTGGTTCGTCTGGCTTTCCACAAGGTCAAATTCCGCGAAAGTCTCGCCCTCCATGCACGCCAGCCGTTCATGTATCACCTCCGGCAGGTCGAAGACCTCCAAGGCCTCTTCCATGAAGGGGCTGCCTTCGGATGCGGCGCCTTTCCAGTCGGTCACGATATGCAGCTTCACTTCGGGCTCGGCGCGGTACTCCACGCCGTTCACCACCGCGTTCCACCGTATCGGGCAGAACTCCACGAACACCGCCGGGCGGTCCCAGTTCTCCTCCTGCTCGATGAACTCCACGTTGTGGTTCCACAGGTCGATGTGCCTGATGATGCCACCGTCGACCTCCTTCAGCTCCTTGCAGAGCAGATTGTACAGTTCCTTTCTCATTTTCGTCTGATGTTAAATTCCACGTTGAAATATTCCGTTATGTTCTCCTCGATGATTTCCCGGACAGCCTGCTCCACCTCCGGGGACGTTCCGAGGAACTGCCGCCGGGGAATCCTGATCGTGCCGCCTTCCTTTTTCAGTGCCATGAACTTCCAGAACTCCGCCTCGGTGGTCAGCCTGACGGTACGTTTGTCCTTACGCGGTGTCCCGTCCTTCCTGCGCCCGAACGAGCCGGTGGCTTCGTAATACTTGTGCCAGAAGTAACGCTTCATCTTCTTCGTCACCTTGATTTCACCGCCATCGTTGTGGATGGCCGCGTAAGGCAAAGTGGTGTAAAAGACGATGCTGGTCTCCGTGGTCCGGCTGCCGATGCTCTTGCGGAGCGTGCCGGTGTCCATCAGGATGGAGCCGCCCGGACGGGTCGGGCTCCCCCGTCGCTGCCATGCCTCGGAGAAAAAAGCCTGACGCTCGAAGTTCCGGTCGAACTCGTCACCCATCTCCACCCGGATGTCCTTCAGTATCCTCCGGATGATTTTCCGCATGTCCTCATTCATAGTCCTCGTCATTAAAGAGTAAAAGCTGGCGGATGTCGTCATCGTCAGCTATCCTGTTCTTTTCCTCGGCGCTCGCGTTAAGGATGTTGTAGAAGGTGCGTTCCGTAATGCCATAAACGGGATATATGAACCGGCGCCATATCTCGCGGTTGGGTATCCCGCGCCTGACTTCCCGGTCATATATCTTGTTTATCTCCTCCACACGTTTCTTGTAACTTACTCCGCGCCGTCTCGCCATACGCTATTCCTCCTGTATTTTGGGATTGTAAGGCCGGATATCCAGCTCTATGTTCGCGCTCACCGTCACCCGGCCGCTGCCGCCGCACTGGGGACAGATCTCTTCGGTGGTTTCCTGCCTCTTCCTCACAAAAATCCGGGACGGGTGTTCCTCCGTTTTAAGCACGATGCCCGTGCCGTGACAGGCACGGCACAGGGCAATTTTCGGGGCTTTTGTCACGTTCCGTTTCATGCCGCGTCCTCCTTTTTCGGTTCGACATAGAACGTCTCGTCCTGCGACACCGAGATGCCGCACTTCGCCATCTGAGGGGCCATGTCCTCCACGTCGCGGTCGGCGAGCAGCTTGTCCTTGGCGATCTCCTCCGTCTGGCGCACGTAGCCGGGCAGGAACTCCTTCACCAGCTGCAACGCACTTGCCCAGGTGAAGCCTTTAAGGGTCTTCAGCTTCGGCGTGCCGGTACGGAAACCGATGACACCGTGCGCCATTTCCAGGCTCTTCTTCTTGGTGAACAGCTCCGCTTGGTTCTCGGTGGCGTAGGCCTGCAGGGTGTCGAAGGCCTTTTCCTTCTCGCCCTCCAGCTCGGCCAGCTTGCTGGCATACTTCTCGCGGATCTTCGCGCACTGCAGCTCGATGTCCGCCGTGATTTTCGCACTCTGCGCGTCTGCCTTCGCGTAAGCGGCAAACGCTTCATCGGCGGCTTCTCTGCTCACACCGGTGATGATCACTTTCTTTTCTCTTTTTGCCATTGTGGTAAAATTTTGATGGTTATTATTCGGGTTGGTTATTCTTCCTCGTAATCCTGCATTTCGGGTTCCTGATCCGTCAGGCAGGCCTCGCTCTGGGCGTATGCCCAGTCCGCCAGCCGGTCGAAGAACCCGGCGGCCTCTTCCATCGTCATGCCAAGGGTGGCTTCCCGCGCCCATCTTGTCAGCACGTCCAGCGCCCGTTCCTGCCTGTCTCTCATGCCTCGCCTCCTTTCCCGAAATTCAACAGCATGTAACTGATTTCCGGATGCGGGGAGGCTTCCGGCGCTTTCACCGGCTTCAGCCCGCCCTTGCGCTGTATGCCCCGGAGTTTCACGGCAAGCTGTTCCAGCTCTTCCGTGGTAATTCGGGCGAAAGGCTTGCCCGCTATCCGGGGATGGCGGCAGAAGTCGTTGATACGTGCCCAGTCGGAAGTGTCGATGCCGAGCTTCTGCATCAGTTTCAGGCAGACGCTGCGCCGGTAACGCAGCTCCTCGCGCATCTTCCGGCGCCATTCGTCCTGGCCGGCCAGTTTTTCCAACGCGCTGCAGCACGCGCCGTACTCCTTCCGTGTCATCTCGCGGAGGCTGTCCGTCCGGTTCCACGTGTACTGCATCACGATGCTCTTCTTGAACTCTTCCCGGTCGCCGTCATACGGCAGCCTGTTGAACGAGGCGTAGAACCGGGAGAAATTGGTTATTTCCTGTGCCATAATACCGTTATTTTAATGTCAGTAGATAATCCATTCTCGACCAACCACCGGAGGCCGAAACCGTTGCCACCATCCGGGATAAATCTTCCTCCGTAAATCCCGTATTTACGATTGTAACACCCCTGTACTCACATTTGGGCGATCCGAATATATGTCCGGGATTCCTTATCCCTATATAACCCCACTCACCCCGTTTCAGGACACAATCGATAAACTCGCCCACGCTGCACTCCTGGTTCAACGAGACCGCGTATGGGGTTGTCTCGTCTCCGGCTGTCTTTCCTGTTTGTATGAACTTGAATTTCAACATACCTCTTTCCTTTATTCGAACAACACTTTGATGCCGCATGAACTGGCCACGTCAAGCTCCAGCTTCGCGCCCTTGCTCAGTTCCCAGCCTTGTAGCATGTAGATATACTCACAATCGAGCAGCAGGGCGATGTCCGCCCGCATGTGCTCCCTCCAGTGTGCCTCGTCCGGCAAGCCGTTCTTGAACGGGTTGACCGGGGAGAAGCCCATGTTCTTCAGCCGCTGTTCCGCGTCCGCAAAAGCTCCTTTGCGTTCGTCGATGTTGTAGTGGGCTATCGCCCCGCTGATGTAAACTTTTTCCTTTTCCATTGTTTCTAAACCATTTCAAATTGTATCTTGAAGTCATATTCATCGCAAAGCCGCCGTATCTGGACAACGGTCAACGGGAAACCGCCGTAGGGGTAGAATATTATCCGCTCCTTGGTGGAACACCGTATTCCTTTCCGGCGCAGCTTATACAAAAGGTTCTTCCGTCTCATTTTCCGCTTGTCCATATCATAGATTGTTGCTCGTTTGAATGATTCCTTCCTCCCACACCACATAATAGCTCCCGGCCTCGCCGATGGCACGTCCCTGGCAGTATGCCTTGTAACCTACCACACGCACCTTCATGTCACAGATGTACTTCAGCTTCATGGCACCGCCGCCCATCGGCTGGCTCTTCTTCTCCTGGCTTATCCAGATGAAGCATTTTCTCGGAAAGCGGTCCATCAGCTCCTTGGCCTGCGGATAGTCGCACGGTGCCACCTGGAAGGAGTCTATGATGACAAACTTGGGGCTTTTGGGCTTTTCCAGCCGTTCCACGAGTTCGTCAAGGGTGCTCTCCCTCAGTGCCCGGAAACGTCCCTGCACCTCGTTCATTTTCAGATAACCCATACGGCGTTGGAAACTCTGGTTCACCCTTTCCTCGTAGCACATGTAGAGCACCGTCCCGTAGTTGCACAGCTCCCGCGCAAGCTGCATCACGAAGCTGCTCTTGCCACTGGCGCTGGCCCCGCTAATGAACCACGAGGCGTTCTCCGCCGGAAAGCCGAACGGCTTGCTCCACCTCTCGCCCCAAGGCAGGGTCTTCCATTTCATGGCCGCTATGTCGCGCGGCGTTAATGCCCGTTTCATGACTTACTTCCTTTCTTCAATTCTTTAATCAGGGCGTCAGCTTGTTCAACACTGATTTTTGCCGCATCCTCTAAAGTTATTTCATTATGCATGAGTACAGCGACACATTCCTTTGCTATCTCATACCGCCGTTGTTCCCAGTCCGGCTCGTTAGCCTTCTTCATCTCGCGGTGGATACCGATAACGGCATCCATCGCCTGCATCTCTATCTTGGTCATCATTGCGCTGTCATTTTAAGTTTCTCAATCTCCGTATATACTCTCCGCAGCCCGCCGCGTGTCTTGCGCACGATCTGCGCGATGTCGGCTCCTTCAGGGGCGTTCACCTTTGCCACGATACGTGCCTGCGTGTTCAGGAACGCCTCGCGTTCCCTGCCGTCATCGGGCGTGACCTTGCTGTAGCGGTCGCCGTAACGGCTCAGCATCTCGGTGTAACCCACCTTCTTGCACTCTATCGAGCGGTTTATCTTCTCCTTCAACCCGTCCGCGCCCATCATGTACCAGGCGCAGCAACGCTCGGTGGCGTTCCACAGGGCTTTCAGTTCAAGGAAAGCCTCATACTGCAGGTCGCCGGCCTCGTCAAGGATGATGAGGGGCGTTTCCATCGAGCGCAGGTAATACACCAGGTCGTCGTACACGTCCGAGTAGCGTCCCTTGCTGTCCACGCCGAACTCGGCGGCGATCTTGCGCACCAGCTTCAGCTTGGTCTTCACCTGCGAGCAGTCGATGTACACGGCGTTCCGGTGGTTCTGCACGTAATACCTCGCCGTGAACGTCTTGCCGATGTTCGGGATGTCGCACAGGATGGCCGAAAGGCTGGACTGCTGCGAGAACTCCAGCTGGGCGGTGATATACTCGAACGTGGCGGTCTTGGCGGCCTTCCACTCCATGTCGGCGCGGAGGCTCACGCCCAGCCGCCGGGCGATGCCTATCCAGGCGCCCTCGCTCAGGGCCTTGTCCGTCTGGCCGTTCTTGATAGCACTGTACACCGAGGTGCTGATGCCGAGGGAGGCGGCGTGTTTCGCGTCGCTCGGATAGTTCGCACGGTTGGCGGCTATCGCTCCCAGAATCTTCTTTTTCTGCGCTTCTGTAATCATAGTTCAAACGCTGTTTTAATGTTGTTTTAATATTATTCTAAAGGTCACCATACGCTCTCAACCTGTCATCCATACCCGGCTTCCATTCATAATCATCCGTATCCTCGACCGGTGCAGACAGTGGCAGTGCCAACGCCTCGGCCTCCGTTTCATCCTGTGGCTGCGGCCTCATCACGCCGACCTTTCCGATGGCATGGTCGCGCACGTACTTGTCGAAATGGCTTATTATCTTCGCCTGTTCGGTGTAGGCGGCCTTGTCTTCTTCGGTCTGCTCCGCCATCACACGGTTGAAGGATACCACTGGCCGGAGCTTGTCGATGTAGCGGTCTCCCTGGTACAGGAACACGTCGGTCGGGTTACCGTCCTCATCCGGCAGGTAATAGGCGGTCACCTTGCGGTTGCCCGGCTGTAGCTTTTCCAATACCTCCGGGCCGCTCAGCCACCAGTCGGCGTAGGCGACACGCACCGTGGAGTTGCGCCGGATGCTGGTCTCCACACGCTCCCCGATATAGCGGCTCAGCGTCAGCTTGTCGAGCGGTCTCAGGGTCGGGTTGATTTTCGCCACGAGCACGTCCCAGCGGGTCATGCCGGGGTACTTCTTCTGGTTGGGGTGCAGCGTGTGGTTCCACTCGGCGCAGTCACGGCGGTCATCAGCCACCAGTTCCTCGAAAGTGTAGTATTTCCTGTCCTCCCACGTGTGGTTGCCGCTATCGCTCACCTTCTTCTGGTCCACGCGCCGTGCGCCCTTGTTGTGCCAGCGTCCGATACCCTCGTGGTTCTTGTGTGCGATGGTGGTCTTGAACGCGCCGTTCAACGCCTCGGCATATTTTTCCTGCGAGTTCTGAGGGGCACAGAAGTGTACGAACCTGAACACCTCACCGGCCTGCAGGAAACCCTCCTTGTACTTGCTCATCAGGTGCTGTTCCACCTCGATGCCGGCGGGCATTCCCCAGCCGTTGCGCTCGATGAGACGGAACATGTCGCGGAAGCACTCCACCACAAGGGCATCGTCCTTGTCGCGCCCGTAGGCCAAACCTACCCGGCACTGGCTCACCACGTCGTAGGCATAGTAGGCGTGCACGTACTCGCCGCCTTTCATGCGGCGTGGCAGGTCCACGTCGTCCATCGTGATCTGCGACAGGGAGAACTCGCCGCCGTGGCGGTGCATGTGCGGCATCTGCTCGTGGTAGAACTCCGTGCGTCCCCGGCGGGCCTTCTCGATGAGCAGGCGATTGGAGGGCTTGTTCAGGATGTTGCGGATGGTACTCTCGCTCAGTTCCTTCGGCTCGCCGTTCCTGTCGGTGAAGTCATCGGGGTTGAAGATCTCTCCCGTCTCCAGGTCCCATACCTCCAGCTCGCCGCACACGAAGGAGATGTACATCTCGTGCACGTCGCTGCAGTAGGGCTGGTTGGGAAGTACCGCGATACTCATCACAACACGCTCGGTCTTGTAGTCCACCTTGCGCTTGTTCTGGTTGCCGAACTTGCAGCTGATAAGGCACTCGTAGCCGTACTGCCTGTACTCGTTCACTTTCTTGCGGAAACGGAGGGTACTCGCCGGCAGGTCGTGCCCGAACTCCTCGCGCAGCGTCTCGATGGTCGCAGCCATCATGTCCCAGTTGTATTTCTCGCCCATCAGCTTGCGGTAATCACGGCTGCGGTCGTACAGCCGGATGCAGGTGTTCAGCACCGAGGCGTTCACGGCATACTTCCTGGCAAGGCCGTCGGTGGCCTTGTCGCTGTGCTGACGGGCTGCCCAGTCCATGAAATAGGCAACGGCAGCCTGGTCAAGCTCGTAGTTAGACAATATCCAGCCACGGAGCAGGACGGCATTGCCGCCGGGATAAGTTTCCTCGACTTTTTCCTTATAGATGGTGGGAAGGCTGTCAACAGCAACCAAGGCATACCGCCCAAGCCCTTTGCCTGAACGCACCACATCGATGCGCCCACGGGCGGACAGCTGCTTGTAATTCGGCAGGGTCATGATACCGCCGTCCACAAGCTCGCGTGCCGAGATACAAAGTTTGTTGCCGTAATACTCCATCGCCAGCCTCCTTATCTCAATGCCAATGCCCAGCTTTGGATGTTCTTTATATCGCTTACCACTACATTTTCATAGCGGCGCACCTTCTTGCCCTTGTGGAATACCTCGCAGCCGCCGTCTTCAAAAGAAAACTCCAGCAGCGTGTTGTTCGGCAGGTACTGGCGCATGTAACCGTCTGCATCGAACAGGGTTTCCATTTCCGGGACCTCGACCATCACGATGCCGCCACGGTCCATCGCCAGCTTGCGAACTTTTTTTGCCAGGTCGGTACCGCCACGCCGGTCATCAAACCGGATGGCGTTGAACACGCTGCGTTCGCTGATGCCAAACGCCTTCGCGATGAATTCGCGGTCTTCTTTCTGAATGTGAATGTACTTTTTCATATCTCACTCGTTTTTATGATTAAAGTTTAGTGGGGCATGGGGAATCGAACCCCAACGCAAAAACCATTGCCCCGTGTGTCTTTCCACACCGTCACCCGTCTCTTGACGCCTGCCGGGTTGTCACGCTGCCATTATACTGTTCCATCAAGAACCGATACGACATATTTCTTGTCCTCGTCCCAGAGCGGCAGGTCCATGTGAAGCTTCATCAGTGTCACCATCCGCTGCCCGATGAGCTTTACCGCCTCCCTGTGGAAGTCCGAATCCTCGTAGGCGCAGGCCTTGCCGACAAGAAACTCGGCGAGTTCCCACTTCCCGTCTTTCACCGTCTTCTTCAATAAACTGAGTTCGGCTTCCACCGCGCCGACATGCCGCCCGATTTCCTTCAGGCACCGGCGCAGCTCAATATGGTCATTGGCGCCATCCCACTGGCACATCGCACGCATCTCCTTGCAGAACTCCGCCTTGTCCATCTCACCGGCTGCCATGTAGAGGTTCTCCACCAGCCTGTATTCCTCGGCCGTGATCAGTCGGCCTGAACATTCTTCAAATTCCTTATGTGTCATATTTCTTCCGTTTATTCGTTTTCAATTCTGTCAAGAAGGCCGGCAAAGCGTTCACGCAGCCGTTGTTTTACTTCCGCGGCAAACGTATGGGCAAGGCTGGTGGTCACGCTGGTACTGCGCAGGCGCAGGCTCCCGCCAAGCAGGTCATCGGTGAAATTCCAGATCTTGTTTCTCAGGTATGTCTCTGTCGCCACAATCTCCCCGGTGTTCACGACAGCCTTCAGTTTACGGTACTCTGAAAGTTCCAGCTGAACCTTGTACATGTCTTCAGCATACCAACGGAAGAAGTATTCATAATCCTCGTTCATACTCCTCGTGTATTTGTCGGCTTCAGCCACAAGTTCATTAATATGAAACTTGACAGACTTGGCTACGAAGTCCAATTTCGTTTTCGGTAGTTCTTGCTTTTCCATTGTCTCACTTATTTTTGTTGTTAATACTCTTCGATTACCGGTCTCCGGATGCAACCGTAGCAGATCATCAGGCGGTAGGTCATTTTCTTCACGTAGGATTCAGGCGCGCTGAACACGATGCCGTCTTCCTCGTTGTAGTGGAATGAAACACCGTCCGACATCAGCATGAACGCGACCTTGTGTTTCACGTTCCGGGTTTTCCATTCTTTGATTTCGTCGTTCATTTTCTTTAATCCTTAAAATTCTTTATTCTCAGCCTTTTTGAGTATATTTGGCCGCTCGTTCTTTTTTGAACACGTTGCAAAGATACAGAATTTCTGTAATACAACAAAATAAAATACAGAATTTCTGTGCTTAAAAATATTAAAATCATGGATAAGACAGAAATAAACAACCGCTTCATACAGGCTATAAACAGTCTTTTACAAGATAAAGGACTCACTAAATCAAGCATTGCCAGTAGCTTAGACATAAAGCCAGCCAAATTTTCAGAAATTCTGAATAACAGAATGAACGCAGGGACAGATACCATTGCCAAACTATGCGCTTTATATAGCTTCAATACATCATGGTTACTTCTTGGGGAAGGGCCAATGCTAATACCGGGTGTTCTCAAAGGGCGTTCAAAACCCGCTGTTGCAATTCCTAAATTGCCTGATTTTCCAATGACCTCAGAGGGGGTTTGTGAGATGTTTCTTTCTATCATGGAAAACAAAGATTACAGATATAAAGAACAAGCAGAAGAAGTAGGTATGCTCAAAGGAGAAATCAATTATCTAAAACGACAAATTTCAGAAGCAGGAGAACTCAAAGAAGAAATAGGTCGATTAAAGGAACAAATACGCCAGATGCAGCACCGCTTGAAAAAAGATGTATCGGATGCGCCCATTTCTGGTACTGCAAATGTCGGGTAGGAGGGTTCGTCATACATCTACGCCGTTGAGTTGTTACATGGCGTATCTGGAGATTCGAAGCGTACCCCTTTCCTCCCTTAATTTGTCCCCCTCCCTGTAGTGTCCCCTCCCATTACACCATAAGAGTTGTCGGTATTCCCGATTTTACAGGCTTCTTGGGGAGGTAAGGCGGCAAAAGAGGTGGTTTTAAGGGTGGGGGTATCGGTGCAAAAATCGGGGGCGAAATTAAAATTATGGTATTTATACCCCTCTACCGTGCGTACCCTCAAAACCCACTTTTGTAACCCTAAACTTAAAAAGATGTAACCCTAAACTGTAACCCTTAATGTAACCCTAACACTCAAAAATGATATTTTAGGCACAAAAAAGGGAGGCATAACAACCTCCCCTAAAGACACCGGCAAAATGCCGTTCATATTGCGCTCTAAACCTGCCGGAACGTCATTCCTTGGAACGCCTCCCGGAACCGCCTGAAATAAGCGTAGATTGCTTTATTATAGCCCGTTTCGTGCATACTGTGCCATTGCCGGACAGCCCTGCGTGCAGCAGGTAATTCTTCGTTGCGCCGACCTGTTCAGCCGTCAGTACCGTATAAACTGCCGAAATGCTACTGAAATACCAGTCTTTCCGCTTCGTTCCGTCTATTCCGTGCGTCAGATGCACATGTATAACCTTTGCCATATCATCATTGTTTTAGACTGCAAATATACCAAATAATCATTATATGGAATATATTTCTATCTCATTCTTTCAAACTACATAATAAAAAAGCGGCTCAAAACCGCTTCCACTCCCCTACTCTGCCCTACCGGTAAACCATGTAAACCCGATGTAAGCCGAAATAAACCGATCCGTAAACTTTCACAGCCTGAACAGCCCCCACATGTAAACCTCAATTAAACCCACGTAAACATTTCGTTTTGCGCCGCCATTTTACCGAATTACACACAACCATTTGAACATCAAAGACTTTTGCCGCTTTTCACCCCTACCCCACTCTATACGCTTCGTTTTGTGCCCCATATATATAACAAACCAATGCGGCAATACAAAGTATGAATGCACAAACGACAAGAATCAAAACGAACCGGAACCTGCCTCTTTCTTCCGCCTGCTGCAATTCGAGTTCCTGTTTCTCTATGGCCGCCCGGCTTTCCATACGTCTAATTTCAGCCAAACTGTTTACTTGGTCCAACGAATCTTTATATTGTTCATACCTGTTCAAATAAACATAAGCACTGTCCTCCTGCTGTATGGCAGCAAAACATTCCGACATATTCTTTATGACAGGAACGATGAGGTCGATATTCCGAATATTCACTCTACGGCATGCCTTTCTATAATAATACAAAGCACTATCCTGTCTATGATTATTTTGGTAAAAACGCCCCATAAAACACTCCGACTGAATCAACAGTCTTTTATTCGCAAATTCGGTAGACAATCGATACGCTTCTGAAACATATTTTTTACTCAGAGGTACATCATGTTCAGTCAACAATAACAAAGTATTGATATAGAAAGACGTATCTTCAACACAAACAGGATTTTCCAACAGTTTATAAAGAATTTTTTCGGCCTGCACCTCTTCATTCATCGAATATAAAACATTCGAAATATTCAACTGGTTTTTTGCCCGATAAACCGGCTTATTCAGTTTCTTATAATAAGAATCTGCTTTCTGCAAATACTCCAACGCCTTAGGATAATCTTTCAGGCGACTCAGTATGTTTCCCATATCGATATAAGCATGAGCCAACATGAACAGATTGTTCGTCCGGGCATAATACTCCGATATTTTCTTTAAATTCTTATAAGCAACATGCGGCTGATTTTTATGCATAATTGTCCATAAATGAAAAACACGCATATAATCATAAACATAACGTATGGAATCTACCTGCTGATAGGCCTCATCAATTAAATGAATTGTAGAATCGGAATTGTTCTTTTTAAGCTGCGACCTTGCATCCCAAAATTTAGCTCGCCACAGGTACACCGTTTCTTTATGGTGAGCTCGGGCTATGGTATATAATTCCTGTATCAACGAATCCCGATAATAAATACTATCGGTAGATATAAATTCCAATTCAAGCACATCTGCAATCGAATCGAATGTATTATCGATAGGCT